AGATATGCAGGTTTGTTAATTATTATGAGAAGAACAAAGGACAAAATTCAGAACTTGCCGCCCTTGCTGATACATTGCTTAGTATTAAAGAGATCTTTAAAAGCCATGATGAGAAATTTAAAAAATTAGAAGAACATTTAAAAGAAAAAACTAAATAAGGCCCTTCTGCAAGGTGGAGTCAGGGATTTCCCAAAACCCGAACTTTGGCTCCTGGCTCAGGCACATAAACAAAAGGGCCTTATAAAAATATAATTAGGAGGTATGAAGGATGGTGGATAAAGCGAAAGTACACAAAATGTTAACGGATAACCGGGAGGCGATAATCCAGAAGGATAAACAAGGCACACCAACAATAAAGATTGCCCGGGAATATGGAGTATCTTTTACTACCATATACAGTCTATTAAGAAAGTGGGGCAGAAGGAGAGACTATAAGAGGAGATATTTTAAACCTCCGAAGGATCAGAAAACGGAGAAGGAAGAGAAACTTATTGCTTTTGAGAAAACATTAAGTCCAGAATTACTGGCCAAAAGAAAGGAGAATACCAGGATAAACAATAAATATATAAAATATTATAAAGTGGTTGAAACTGTACACGATAAATTTTTGGTCCAAGATTTTATTGAGAAAGTCGGGGGTAGTTAAATGAAATTTAAAGTAGGATATGAAAATATTAAAGGATTTAGCAGCTCAGTTAAAAAAGCAGAAGAAACCAATAATTTGACTTGGTGGGATCTTTTTGGAACGGTAGTGATTATGGAAATTATGTTTATATTAAAAATATCAGGGAAGATATAAGGGGAACAATTAGATGGAAGTAGCCAAAGGCGGTTACCGGGAAGATTTAAAACAATATTTTCGATCAAAAACAGAAGCCAATATTGCCCGATATTATAGATATATCCGCGAATTTTATATCTATGAATGTAAAGAATTTGAATTTAAAGATATCAAGCGTGGCCAAAGGTATTATAAACCAGATTTTTATTTGCCTGCTTCGGATTCATGGGTTGAAGTTAAAGGAGGTTATCTCCGATCTCAAGATAAAACAAAATTGGAAAGATTTAAAAAATATTATCCCGAAGAATTTGCCAGATTGAGATTTATAATTCCTGATAAGTACGCAAGGGATAAAGCCAATGGAGAAATGATTAAATTTTTATGTGATGATCTAGGAATAGACTTTGAAGAAATAATAAGCTATAAAGAGATAGAGAAATATGGCGGGCTGATTCTCGGGTGGGAATAATTGATTAATTAAGGCAGGTGAATTAAAATAAAAGAAGAAGAGATCAGGTGTAAGGGAACATATCGGGGAGAACCCTGTAATAGAAAATTGGCTAGTGGAATGCCTGGATTTAATATGATTACCAATAAGGCAAAAATAATTGAAGTTAAATGCCCCAGGTGTGGGGCCATGAATTTAATTAGTAGTGAGATAGTTAGCAGTGAGATATTTGAAAAGGTGATTGTGAGGTTAAAGGAATGAAAGATAAAAGAAGTTTATTTAAAGATTTTGAAAAATTTATGAACATATTCCCAAATTGCAGATGTCAGATAATAACTATGTCAGAAGAAATTTATTTTACTTATGCTACCAAATATCTTATTGATGAATATTTAGAGGAATGTAATAAACAAGATCTATGGATTAATTAATTTAATTAAACAAAATTAAATATTAACAGAGCGACCAGATCGCCAGGTTAAAAAAGCAGAAATTGCTTTTTAGTCTGGCTATTTTTGTTTGAAAGGAAATTAAAGATTGAAGAAGATACTTTTGTTAAGTAAGAAGGCCAGTTAAGACCGGAAAATAGGGTGTAAGATTTTCTTAAAAACCGGGATCAGGCATTTATTTCTTATTTGATTTAATTGATATTATGTATAATACAGGGAAAGTTAAAAAATAAAAACGTTGTGAGGCCTGTTATACCTCAATTCATTGGTGTGGCTCGGGGTCGTTTTTTGTTTAACAAAAGTATCTTTCGGGGATATATAGGAATACAAAAAAAGGGGGTATCTGTTTTTTTATTTGACCTATATTGCGATTTTGTTAGGTAGATTAAATATAATATTTTGAAAAGTGAAAAAAGGTCAAAAATAAGAAAAAAAAAATCGTTTGTTTTCAACGGTTACAGGGTCTCATTTTTCGCTTATCGGTGTGGCTCGGTGTGGCTCAGTCTTATTGGTGTGGCTCGGGGTAGAAAAAGCCAGAAAAGAGGCTATAAGATTTTTTTCATTTCTCGGTGTGGTGTGGCGTGAATTGATCTCCCTGGCCTGGACCGGAAAGATTTATATTTAACACAATGCTTTAAGTGTTAAATTCAAAAAGTTATATAAAATAAGGATTACAGGATACTTGAATTTATTTTGATAGGATACTTGAATTTTTATTTAACCTATGTTATGATTTAGTCAAATAAATTAAGTATAATATAGGGGGTAAAAAAATTATGAATATCGTTGAGCCGATCAGATCAGAAAATCAAATAAAGCAGATCCGGGGAAATTTATACCGACAGAAAAATCCTCGGGATTATTTACTTTTTGTTTTTGGTATTAACTCCGGCCTGAGGATCGGGGATATATTATCCCTGAAACTTGGAGATGTCAAAAATGACCAGGGGAATCTAAAAGACTATTTAGATATTAAAGAGCAAAAGACCGGAAAGACCCGGAAAGTTTTCTTTAATAAGCAAATCAAAGAAGCGTTGAACTATTACCTGGAAAAGACCGGTATATTTAATCTAGATCAATATCTATTCACTAACGAGAAATCAAAAAAGAATAGGCCAATTACCAGGATCCGGGCCTATCAGTTAATAAATGCCTGGTGCCGGGGAGTGGGAATTAAGCAGAAGGTTGGAGGCCATACGCTTAGAAAAACTTTCGGTTATCACTTGAGAAAGCAGGGAATTAGCATTGAAAGGATCTCTAACTTATTGAATCACCGGAATATTAAAGTAACTTTCCGGTATATCGGGATCGATGATGATGAGAATAAAGAGGTTATTAATGGCTTTGGGATTTAAGGATCATAATTTAAAAGGTGGTGAATATTTTGGAAAAGAATGAAAGGTTAGAATCGGCCTTAGCCTGGTGCAGGGATCACGAAGTTAAGAATCAATTAGATCTATTTAACCGGGAAGAAAAGAAGAAAGAATCTAAAGGGAATCTTGGTAAGAAAGAATTTGAAGAAATGTGTAAAAAGGCCGGGGTTGAAAAAGAATCCCTTTGTAAAACTATATTCACTAAGAATCTTTAAGCCCGGCCAGGGCTAAAAGGTGTAATTTTATAACGATAAAGGCCAAAAAATAGATATAAAGATAAAGGCCTTAAATTTGAGAGGCTTTAAAATCAAAATAGAGCATACTTTTTTTAACTTGAATTAATGAAAAAGCCTTATATCTTATAACTTTTAGCTATTCTTAGGGTTTAAGAATAAAAAGGGGTTGATAGAGATTCATACCTTAAGGGATAAAGAAATACTATTTAGACTATCAGGAAACGTTTTTTAGGGGTATTTAGGGGAGTTTGATTTATCGAACTCCCTGGGAGCAGGTTATTTAAAAATTAGAGGCGATTAATTATGGCCATTAAAAAATTTATTAAGTTATGCCAGGTAATTATCGATTATATTCTATTCAATTCTAAGAGGTTAAGGTGATAAGTTATGGCCAAAAATGTAAAAAAGAGATTGAAAGAAAGCTATCGAGTTAAGACTCAAAAAGCGAAAAAAAAGCAAAATGAAGGACTTAAACGGAGATGGCTGGAAGGGTTAAAGACTGGCAGGACTGATTTTTCTTTCCAGGAATATCAAAAGGATATTATCCAATTCTCAGAGAACGAGATCTATCTACCGGAGAAAAAAGAGCAATTGATTAAGCTCGAGGATTGGGAACGAGAAGTTTTTACAGACTGCTTTTATGAGAATAGGCCTCGTTTGATCCTGATATCCCTGGCCAAAAAAAATGGTAAATCCACTTTTTCGGCTATGGTTTTAAACTGGTTTTTGATCACTCAGGAGCCAGGAGAAATTTATATTTGCAGTAATTCAAAGGATCAATCGAACTTTATCACTTACCGGAAAATTGTTTCTATGATTAGAAAGAATCCGAAACTTAATGAAAGGTGCCGGGTCTATACCGATTATATCGAGAATATTAAAACTGGAACGATTTTAAGATGTCTATCGAGCAGTTACCGATCAAGCGCTGGCCTTAATTGCTTGTTAATTTGTATCGATGAACTGGCCTCTTTCGATACAGATTCGTTAAGATTCTTTTTTGAAGAATTGCAGCTATCCCCAGTATATAAATATCCCTTAATCCTGGTAACCTCTACCGCTGGAAGATCAGAAGAGGGTATTTTATGGGATCTCTTTAAGGAATCGGAAAAAGGCAATACTCCGGATAGCTATTTCTATATCCGGCAAGGGGAAGAATCGAATCCGAGCAGTTTTGTTACTCAGAAATATTTAAACAGCCAGGAACATAAACCGGGAATGAGACCTAATCTATTCAACCGGTTGCATAAAAATTTGTGGGTAAGTGAAGAAGATTCATTTATAACTGATGAGGATTTTAGGGTTTGTATTGATTATAGCTTGATCAGGAGGCCGAAGAATAAAATCCCGATATGGGTGGGGCTTGACGTGGGATATCGAAATGATTATACCGCCATTTGTGGCGTGGGAAAGATTAATGATAGAATTTTTTCAGTGGATCATAAAATTTATATTCCCCTGGAAATGGAAGAATTACAATTTGATGACGTTAAAAGATACTTGATCGAATTATCTAAAATTTATGATATTCAAAGTTTATATTTTGATCCCTACCAAGCTATTCAATTAAGCCAGGATCTTAAAAAAGAAAATATCAATATGGTGGAATTGCCTCAGACCCAGGGGAATTGTATAGCCTTTAGTCAATGCTTATTTGATTTAATCAAGAGCAAAAGGATCGGATTCTACCAATCAGAAGAAATTAGATTATCTTTAATTAATTGTAAAGTGATTTATAGTAATAGGGGTTGGAGAATCGTTAAGAAATCAGGAACTAAAAAAATCGACCTGGCCATTGCTTTGGCTATGGCGGTTTATGGGGCGGTGACTGCTCCGGAAGAGTCGGAGTTTATAATAGAAGGACAGGGTGCCGGGGAACGACCAAGTGCCAAGCAGGATTGGTGATAATGGTATTATAATGTTATCTATGTAAAGTAAAATATTTGACTACTAAAAAATTTTATGTTATTCTGAAAAAAAATAAATATTCTCAAAGTGAGCCCCGGAATATACTTAATGATTTGATTAACTACAGAGAGCCAGATTTGAGAATGCCGAAAGCATTCTTTGACTGGCTCTCTTTTTTTATTTCTAAAGGGGATTTATGGATTTAAAAGATATATTTCAAAACACTAAAGAGACTATAAAAAAACTGGTTAAACCGGATATGGGTGAAATGTCCAAATCTGGTACTGACATCTGGGGTATTGGTAATCTTCCTATCTATAATCCTGATGATCTGGTAGAAAAAAAAGGGTTAGAAATTTACCGGACCATGCAAAGGCGTGATGGCCAGGTTAAAGCTGTCTTTATGTTAAAGAAGTATGCCCGGTTATCTACTCCATGGAGTATCAGGGCGGAAGATGAGGATGATCAGGATGCGGTAAAACAGGCTGAATTTATAGAGCATTGCTTTTCAGAGATGAAGGGGAATATAAATAATACCCTGCTTAAAATATGGAATGCCATGAGAGATGGTTACTCGGTGGCTGAAATTAATTATAAGATCCTTCCCGGTGGAGAATTTAAAGGGATGATCGGGATTGACAATATCAAGGTCCGAAAAGCTGTAAATTATATGTTTAAATGTGACGAGCATGGCAATGTTGAAGAAAAAGGCTTGATTGAATCGGGCAATAAACCTTTACCGGTCAATAAATTTATCCTTTTTGCCTACAACCCCAATGATGACGATGCAGACAGCTTATATGGTGAGTCCGATTTTAGGGCTGCCTATCGGTATTATTTTTCTAATGATATCGTTCAAAGATTCTGGAATATTTATTTGGAAAAATATGGTCAACCTACAATAATTGGCCGTTATCCTTCTGGAACTTCAAAACTTAAACAAGATGAATATTTAGACATATTAAAAAATATACAGATCAATACTGCGATGGTTATGCCTGTAGGTTTAGAGGCTGAACTTATGGAAGCTACCAGGAGAGGAGATGCAGGTTATAAGTCAGCTTTTGATAGTAATAATGCAATGATAGCCCGGGCCCTGCTGGTGGGGACCCTTCTAATGGACACCGGGGAACAAGGCTCCTGGGCTTTATCTAAAACCCATTTTGATATCTTTATTTATATCCTTGATTATTTAGGTACAGAAACCGAAGATACCATAATCCGGGAACAGGTCATAAAACGATTAATAGATTTTAATTTTCCTCAACCTAAATATCCTTATTTTAAATTTGAATCACTAATTAAAGATGATCAGAACGCCAAAGCTGTAATTGCCAAAATATTAGTTGATGCAGGGTTGATCAATCCAGAAGAGGAATGGGTCCGGGAATTCTTGAAGATCCCGGCCAAAGAAAAAGGGATAATTTTACCTGAACCTAAACCCAAAGGCGGATTATTTGTTAAAAATATAGAGCTCGGGGCCCCGAGTAAGACCTTAAATTATCAAGGCAGATTATTAAGGCAGCCCAATCAATATGAAAAAAAATGTAATTTTACCAGGATAATCAAGAGTTTAGATAACTTTGAAGTAAAGGCTAAAGAAGAGCTTAGAGAGATTTTAACCTGGCAAAAGGAAGCCCTTGAAAAATCAATAACCAGGGCCAAGATTATGGAATCCCAGAATGCCCGGGAAGTGGAAAAATTACAATTATCTTATGTGGGTGAATTTAGGGATTGTATTAAGGGATGGCTACAGGAATTATTTAGATACGGTATGAGTGAAGTAGAGAGTGAATTAAAAATTAATAAATTTGTGGGATTGCCCGCTGAAAAGGCAATGCAATATTTAAAAAACAAGGCTTTTTGGATCGCTGGGGTAACGAGAGATGCCATTTTAAAGGATGCCAAAGGAATATTATATACCGGAATGAAGAACGGTTCGACTACCCCAGAAATTATGTTTTTATTGGATCAGTTTTTTAAGAAATTTATAGGTACTCCGGGAGTAGAAACCAGAGAAGGGAAATTATTGACCCCTCACCATTTAGAAAATATAGTCAGGACTAATTTTTCAGATGCCTATAATCAGGGTAGGCAAGACATGATGGAAGATCCTGACGTAAAAGATATCATGGCCGGGGAAATGTTTTCAGCCATAATTGATGAACGGACTACCGATATATGCCTGGCTTTAGACGGTCAAGTATTTATATATGGTGATCCTGATATAGCCAGATATACTCCACCGTTACATTATGAATGCCGATCACAATTAATCCCGGTAACTATTTATGAAAAATTTGAACCGATTAAACCGGAATTAAAAGCCAGGGTCTTACCGATGAAGGGTAAGGATTTTATCAATATGAAAGGAGATGAGTTATATGCCTTACAAATATCCGGATAATATCCCGGAAGGGATAAAAAGTTTACCAGGAGAAGCCCAGAAAACCTGGATTGATATTTTTAATAGTGCCTATGAGCAGTACAAAGATAGACCGGAAAGAGAAGGTTTAGCCAATGCTACTGCCTGGGCTGGACTTAAAAAAGCAGGTTGGAAAAAAGACAAAGAGGGTAACTGGGTTAAAACCGAAGAGCAGGGGAATTTAACCACGATGGAATTGGCAATATTGGAAAATTATTCCCAGACCTATGAGTTAAAAGATGTTGAGGTATTTGGTATTGGAGTATGGAAAGGTAATAAAATAACCGGTGAGGATCTTGACAATATTGTAAGTGGCACTAATGAAATAATCGATAAGTTAAAGCCCAAAGTAAAGCTGGGCCATGATGATAAACAGGCGCTATTACAAAGGACAGGATATCCCGCTGGTGGCTGGATCACCAAATTAAAGAGGGCAGGGGATAAAATTTTAGTAGATATAAAGGAAGTGCCTAAGGTCCTATATCAATTAATCAAAAATGGGGCGTATAAGAGGATATCCAGTGAGATTTTAGACAATTATAATGAGCCCAGCACCAAGAAAGTATATAAAAAGGTCCTCTCGGCCATAGCCTTTTTGGGGGCTGATCTACCGGCGGTAACCAATTTAAAAGATATTGCTGCCTTATATGATTCTGATGAGAATGCTAAATTAATTATATACGAGAAAGAAGAAAAGAAAACGACCCAAAAGGTCGAGAAAAAAAGAAAGGAGACTTATATCATGCCAAACGGAATCAAGATCACTGAACTAGAGGGGAAGAAATATGTCGCGGTGGAAGATTTTGAGAAATTAGAAAAGGAAAAAGAAGCAGCAGATAAAGAGAAAGAAACAGCCAAAGGATTCAAAGAAAAATTTGAAGCCGAAGAGAAAAAGTCTAAGGAATCAGAAGAAAAACTAAACAAAATCTCTAAGGAAAAAAGAGAAGCCGAAATTAAAACCTTTATCGATAATCACTGCTCCGAAAAAGACATGCGTTTTCTACCTAAGCAGAAAGAAGTTTTAATGGCTCTTGTAGAGTCCACTTCAGACGAAAAGAAAATTAAGTTTACGGTAGATAACAAAGAGACTGAACTTTCACAGCGAGAATTACTGGAGAAATTTATCGGACTTCAACCTAATTTCTCTGACTCCATTTTTGCTGAATTAAGCAAGGGCGAAGAGGAAAAGGAAGAAGGCAAAGATAAATTAACTCCGGAAGAAAAGAAGGTCCAGAAGTATATGGATGATCATAAAGAAGCTACCTATCGAGAAGCAGTCTTAGCCGTTCTGGATTCTACCGAAGAAAAAAAGAAAAAATAA